GAGAAGGGGTCCACCCCCACCCCCGGTTACGTTCGGTGAACGCGAGCGTTCCAGCCCCCAGGCTGATTTAGCGCTGTCTCCTTGCTGTGACATCGAGCGCACAATCCTCGACCGTTTTTCGGATCATCAGGATCGAGTCCTCGAAGTTCGAGGGTCCGACGGTCGAGTGGGTAGTGGTCCGCATGTACCGACGGTCGGCCGCATCCCAGAGCGCAGAACGGATGCATCGCGAGTACAGCCTCGCGGAACCGGCGGCGGTGGCGGTACCCGTACCCCCTACTAGCCGCGCTGCCCCTACGCCTTTCGGACTCCCGGACGCATCGGTCACACCGGCCGGGGGTCGGCACCAATTCAGGACATCCAGGTTGGCTGCAAACTCTCCACGACATCAGCGACCTCCGGCGCTGCGGCGCCACGGCGCCACTGCTGCCCCTCATACCGACTACCTACCCCGTGGGTGGTCGGGCCAGCCAGTAACCCAAGGTTGGCCCTAGTCAACTCCCACCACGGGGTCACCTCGTACCCTCTCTAACGAACCCGAAGCCCGGGTCGTCCTCGGGCGCCTCCGTATCCGTCCCCAGGGCCACGGACTCTGTGTCGTCCTCCACCGAGTCGACACGAGACCACGAGAGGGAGATCAACGGCAGGCCAAACAACGTCACCTCGAGGTTCACCGGTCCGCCAGCCTTTCCAGGGTGCCGCGCCATTTCTCGACTTCCTTCTCGGCTAGCTCAAGCTCGCGGGCGATTCGTTCCTCCCGGGATTCCTGAGTGTCCGACACTTCGGGCCCCCTAGCGTTCTCGGGTGTGCAGACGTACAATAGAGGGCGAGGGGAGCAACCTCAACCCTCGCCCTCCTCGATCAACCCTCCGGAGATAGGAGGGGACCGGGTCGGGGACCGGACTTACACCGAGACTCGGCTCCACCGCAACGGCGACGGAGTTGCACTCGGAGGCCAGTCGTCCCCGACCACACTCTCGACCCCGGCGGCATGTCGACGCACAGGGTCGACAGGGGCTACAGGGCGAGCGTTAGCGCGCTTCGCCCACCCTCGATCCGGGGTTATCTCGAACTCTCCGGGGTAACCGGAGAGGAACTCGGGTCGGCTTTACGCCGGACGAAGAAGAGAGTCGACCCGGGAGCGCTGGCGGAGAGGAGGACGCCGCGCTCGACCGGGTCGACAGCTTGGAGAGGGACATCGACAAGGCCCGGGGGTGGCCGCAGACTATCCGGGCGCGCCGACGCGCCGCGGGTCTTGCTTGTCCCTACATATATAAGTGGCCGGGTGTGACACATTTCCGGGGCGGGGGCAAGGTGCAGTGAGCCACGTCACGAAAAACCCCTCCCGGGAATTCGGGAGGGGTCTGTGTCGTACACTGCCTACTTGCTGGTCTTCTCGTGTCGCTCTGCGATGGACCAAAAACCGACCTCGTCGAGGATGTCGTCGAGGCTGAACTCCGAGTAGTCTGTGTCCGCCCGGCCGATGAGAAGGTCTCCCACGAGGCGGAGGCCGTAGGGGCGCAACGCGTCGTTGATGGCGCTCCGATAGTCCTCGACGATACGGTCGACGTGGTAGCCGACCGCCCAGTCCCCGAGGGCGGCGGCCACGCTCTCCTCGACGGAGAGTGCGGACCCGTCGACGAAACCAGAAACCACCTTCTCTGCGTGCCCACTGTTCATGTTATCTCCTCTCGCTCGATGTACCTACAGAGTACCACAAGGGTGGGTAAAGTCAAGTTGGGCGCGAAAAACCCCTCCCGAGGGATTCGGGAGGGGCTCTTCGTCATCGACGACTGGCGATGAACTCCTCGAGGGTGCGGCGGCGGTGGACCGTCTCCGAGTCCGGCGCCGACAAGTCCACCTCGAACGGGGGCGAGACATCGAGGATTTCGTCTTCGCCCCCGCGGAACCGGCGGAAGTTCTCGACGCTGGTCATGGCGTCCGTCAAAACCGCGCCCCGGGGAGTCCGGTACGTGATGTACACCATCTTCATTTGTCAATCTCCTCTCAACGGGTGTGGGTACACGGTATCACTCCTGTACCCACACTGTCAACCGGCGGCCGACTCAACGTGGACCGGGTGCCGGAACGTCGACCGGTAAACTTCGGCCTCCTCGCGGGATACACCGAGGGCGACCAGCGACCAGCCAGCACCGCGGACGCTGGAATCAGGGAGGTACGCCCACACCCGGTAGGGGCCGGAGCCCGTCGGGGGACCGGGGATGGCCCCGGACAACTCCTCGACGGCAGAGATGGCGGCCTCCTCGACGGGTCTACGCTGCTCGCCCCGGACCTCGGGCCACGGCGGGCGGGGCTCGGCGGACCGGCCGGACGCCGCGAGGCGCCGCGTGTCGTCGTCCCAAATACGCGCGGCTACCCGCTGAACCACTGGGTCAGTTCGAGCCCTCACACCTCACCTCCGGAGGGGTCCAGGGCCGCAGAAATACGGGTCCGGACCTCGTCGGCGAACACCTCGAGGGCTTTAGCGTCGCGGCCGGTTTTGCCTGCTCGGAGTCGGTCGGCATGGTCGCAGAGCTCGAGTACGTCCTGAATGGCCCGCTCGAGTCGGTCGAGTCGGTCGGGCATGGAATCTCCTCTCGTAACTCTCTGGGTTAGTTGTTCCGTCAGGAGCAGGTGAGAGTGCCGATGCACCGCGGAGGTACACCGGCACTCGGCGGGGTCACGCTGCGGAACCCCGGGCCCGCAACCGGCGGACCAATTCGTCCTCGACGGAGGGCTTCACCTGTCCGACAGTCGATCCTCGGGGGACCTTAACCTCGACCGGGGTCAATCCATCCCAGAACGACACCCAGAACGTCCTGGGTGACGGGGCGGGGAACAAGATGCAACCCTCGAGCGGGGTTCCGCGAACCTCGACGGTGACCGAGGCCCCCGGCTCCCCCGGCGACGGCTCGAACACTCCGTTACCGGGGCGAGGGGGTCGGTGAGCCCGGGGTGGACGGGGAGGGCGGTACTGAACACGCGAGGCGGCTTCCACAATGGATCTGCGGCGTTCGATCTCCTCGGACCTCATGGGCTCATCGACCGGGAGCGATGGAAACAAAAACTCGGTGCCGGAGACGGTGAACAAGTCCTCGTCCTCGGCTATCGCGAACCACCGGTAGTGACTCGCGGGGGAGCGGTAGAAACCGTCGCGGTACCCGCGGACCTCGGGAATGCCCAGGTCCCGGAGGCGGTCGTGGAGCTGCTCGGGGGTGGTGAACTCCTCCCGGGTCGTAATACGGCTCGAGAGGTCCTCGAAAACGAGACGGTAACGCATGTCAGTTGACCTCCCTGGTGTCGTTCGGGTTGCTCCCCGGCTCCCAAACACGGGTGCTGTTCACGACGCGCTTTCCGTCCTGGTACTCCCCGAACGTGACCTCCGGGGCGAACGCCCCCGCGAGGATGAACGCGAGTGTTGCCGCGATGAAGGGGAAGCACAGCAGTCGGACCAAGGCGTATTTCCAGTTGAACTGTCCATTCGGGCGGATCATTTCTCTCCTCTCAGCGGGCGTAGGTACAGGATAGCACGCCGTACCTACGCCTGCAAGCTCACCTCCGGTCGAGTCGGAGGATTTTCACAATCTCGTTGAACGCGGACTCCGGGTCCCCCTCGACGTTGGTGACCGCTCGATCCGGGACCACCTCGAGTTGTTCCGATCGGTGGTTGTCCGCTGTGTCGGGGGTGGTGGAGGGCCGCTGGACCTCGACCACGGTTCCGCCGAACCAACGGATTAAGGCGGCCTCGTTGTCGAACCTCACGTCGGGGAAAACGAGCCTACTCGTGTGCCCCGCCGCGCGTATTTCCCGCTCTGCGAGGTCCACCCAGGTATTCTCGCCTAGGTTGCCCCGGACACCCTCTGTGCCGAGTCGTTGGTAGAACCGGCGGACCTCGGGCAGCTCATCTTTCGCTCTCTCCTCACCCAGAACCCGCAGAGCGTCGAGGAGGTAGACGGGGCCCGGCTCAACCCCGTTCGCCAGTAGCTCCCGGTCAGTGTCGCTCAGGTCGATGGTGTCGATGTAGTGCACCATCGGGTTGACGTCCGCAGCCATGCGCTTCAGGCGAGCGGCGAACGAGAGTTCTCTAAACCCGTGCCGCTCCACCAACAGACGGGCCAAGGTGGACTTGCCGCTGCGCTTGCGTCCGGTAAGTCCCAGGATCAACTCGAGCTCCTCTCCGTGCGGATCTGTGCCAAGGCATGGCGGAGGTACATAAGTGCCATGTCGAGGTCGGACATGATGGGCATAGTCGGGGCGTGCTGGGCGAGGTTGTGGACGTCCGCCATCACGCGGTCCACCGCCTCGCCCAGATCCTCGGGAGTCATCCCTGGCCCCCGCAGTTACACGGTTCGTCGTTCTGCCAAACGTTGCACCAATCGGCGTGCGCGTTGCGCGGCTCCATTACACGGCCTCCTCTTGGATCGAACGGACAATGACAGGGAAATCCCGAGGTGGCTCGGGGAGCTTGTTGCCTCCGACCGTGGAGCGGAGGCGTTCTCTCTTGGTCTCCCGGGGGCGGTAGGACGCGGGGAGCTCCGACTTGACCTGGAGGGTCGCCAACGCCCGCGAGTGAGCCTGGCGGACGGCCGCGTGGCTTAGGCCCATCGCCGCGGCTACGGCCTTGGCGTCCTGGGGCTCCGCTCCGTTGAGGCCGTAGAGGCGCTCGATAATCTCCCGGCGACTCGGCGAGAGGGTGTCGAGGAGGGCGTTGACGGTGGCCCGGTCCTCGACGGTCGAGAGCGACGAAGCGGATCGGGGGTCGGCGGTGACCTCTGAGAAGGTGGTCCCAGGTTGTCCGTCGGGGGTGTCGTCCCAGCGGACGTTCTTACCGTAGAGCAGGAACCAGACGGAGTCGAACGTGGTGGGGTCTACACGCTCGGAGGAGGGGGCCTCAGTGGCGAGGTAACGGCGGGCGCGCCCGGCGTCACCGTCGAACTTGCGGAGGGCAGCCAGGACTCGGGCGGACGTCTTGCGGGGGAGCGACGCGGCGGACGCGGAGCGGTACTTGGAGGACTCCTCAGCCACGTGGTTACGGGCGCGGCTCGTGAAAGCCTGGACAAACGAGGGGGAGGTCCCGTCGACGACGGCCTGGGCCGCTTCGTAGAGGACCTCGACGCAGTCCTGGCGGGCGTCGTCGCGGTCGTAAGCGGGGTAGACGCCGTACTTGGTGGCCAGACTCTCGACGAACGGTTCGTAGCGGTCGAGAAGTTCGACGACCGCCGCAGAGTCGTTGGAGCCGACGACGCGGTAGGCCAGGGTTTCGTCGGTGATCGGTTCGGTCATGGGTTTCTCCTCTCAGTTCGTGAACTATTCGGGCCCGTCGGGGCTGTTAGTCACAGAATACAGGGTTGTACGCCGCTGCGCAAGTGTTAACAGGAAGAAAAGCCAGGCCAGGGGAGACGATCTCCAAACACCCCTGACCTGGCTAACTAGATGCCTAGCTCCTTCGAGAATTACTCGACCGGGGGTGTCCCTCCCAGAGGTCGATAGCGGCGTCCAGGTCCCGGGCAGCCTCCTCGACGAGGGCCGCGGCGGCGGAGAGACGGCGACGGGCGCGGAGGACCCGGTCCGTAACTCCCCGGTCGTCGAGTGCTCCTACCAGCGACTCCACGGGCCTACTCGCCCATTCCCGGGGGGTGACGGCTGAGTATCCCCGGGGGAGTTGGTGTCGGATTTCCTCGACGATGTCCGCACGGTTAGCAGCAACGAGGACAGCCTGGCGGAGTCGCTCACACTGGGTTTTGGTGCTCTCGGGGTTGGATGTCATGGGTGACTCTCCTCTCATTGACGGTTAGGTGTCGGGGTTAACGCGAGCCGGTCAGTGACCGGCGTCCATCCAGTTTTTGGCGGGGGGACCGGCCGAAACGGGGAACTCAACCGCCATTCCGGTACCGTCCGGGGGCTCCCAGGTCGTCTCCATGCATTCGCGGATGAGCGGCACCCAGTAGTCGAGCTCTGCCTCGGGGAGGGAGAACACGAGGGCGTCGTGCACCTGGGCGACGAGGTAGGTAATGGATCGGATGTCCCGGCGCGCCATGCGGATGAGGCCGTCCACGACGATTTCCCGCGTGCCGGACTGTCCGTAGAGTGCCGGAGCCTGGGTAAACTCGCGGTCCTTGTCTACGATCATTCGTCGGCCCCAGTGGTTGGTGACCGACCCGCGGCGCCCTTCCTTGATGACGCGGCGCTTCCACTTCTCGACTTTGCGGTAGGCCCGCTGATTCTCCCGGACAAACTTCTCGGCAACCTCCAGCGCCACGCCCGCGTTTTCCGCCAACGTCCGGGGTCCGGCGTTGTAGCTGTAGGCGTGGTTCATGGCCTTGGCCAAGTCGTTTCGGTAGTGCTTGGTCACCGGGTCGTTCTTGTCCGTGCCGACAACGTCCTTGCCCCACACGATCCAGGCCGTGATGAGGTGGGCGTCCGCGCCGGGGGCGAACCGTTCGGCGAACACCTCGTCGCCGGACAGCGCAGCCACGATTCGGGCGTCAGCCTGGGAGTAATCGAACTCGACGAGGACGTGGTCATCCTCGTTGGGAATGAAGTACACCTTTTCGATGGCCTTACGGGGGTCGCGAGAGGACCATGTGGTAAGCCCAGGCTTGGTCGTCGACTTGCGGCCGGACCGCTGGAGAGTCGTAATCTCCGGGTGGACACGGCCGTCCGGCTGGAGGCAGTCGAGGGCCTGTTGGGCCAACGGCCGCATGCCGCCGAGTTCCGCGACCGCCTGGGCCAACTCCTGTGCCTCGGGTGACTTGTTCTTGGCCACCTCGATGAGGCCCTCCCCCGCGAACGAGGGCCGGTCGGTCTTCTTGCCGTTCTTCTTGGTCCGCGGAAGTTCGTCGAGGGAGATTCCGACGTCCGCCAAGGCTCGGGTGAGTGCTTCCTTACCCCGCTTGGTGCGGAGCGGCGCGGCACCCTCCGTCGGGAAGTCGTACGTCCGTTGGAGAAACTCCAAGATCTCCTCTCGGCGCCGGGCCAACTCGGCTATGCGGGCCTCGGCGCGCGGAACGTCGACGCGCCAACCGTTACGGGAGTTCTGGGCGTCGATGGCGGCGTTGATCTGCTCTCGCTCGTGGTAGGGGGTCTGGCCCCCGAGTTGGATTAGACGCTTGGCGACGCGGCGTGACGCCAGGACGTCCTCGACGAGGTACGCGCGGTAGCGTTCGTCGTCGAGGGGGATTTTGTCGTAGCCGCCGAACTCTTCGGCCAACTCGGAGAGGTCCATAAGCTTGCCTGCGACCCCGAGTTGGTACGCCTGGTTGTCCAGGCTGTACCAGGGGAGGGCCTCCTCGGGTTTGCGGACGAACCGTCGGCGGCCCTTGTGGTCCACGTAGGACGACGGCGCCGGGTGGACGAGGGTGGCGTGGGTCCAGGTGTCCCAGACCCGGTTTTCCAACGCCATCTCGAGCGGTTCGATGGAGTCTTTGCCGAACACCACCGTTAGGTCGAAATCGTGGATGTTGTGTCCCACCACGACGTCGGCGGAACGGATGACGTCGCGGAGCTCCTCCAGGTCCTCGGTGAGGTGGACGGGGCCGTCGGCGCCCCAGGAGTAGCCGCCGAGGCGGAACATCTCCTCGGGAGGGAGGGTCCACTTGAGGTCCGCCGAGGCGGTCTCTATGTCGAAAAACAATACTCGTTGAGCCATCGAATCCTCCTCTCAGTCGCGACCGGTCCCGTCCACATGGCTAGCGAGGAGGGGGTGGTCCGGCGCGTGCTCTGCCAGCGCGTCGCGTAGCTGGCGGATGTACTCGACGTAGCCCCGGCGCTCCAACATCTCGCCGACATTGGCGCGGGCGTCGCTGCGCTCCAGGTGTTCGGGATTGATACACCGTGGGTTGGCGCACGAATGGTGAACGTGGTAGCCGGGCGGGATCGGGCCCGTGAGGGCCTCTAGGATCACCCGGTAGACGCGGCGGACGTGCCGTCCGTCCTCGTCGACGAGGGACACGCACGAATACCCCGCACCGTCGGCGCCGCCCGTCCACTCCAGACACCCGAGTCCCGCCTCCTCGGTGAACTGGAGGAGGTAGAGGACGAGAGGGAGCCCGGACAGCGACGAGACGGTGGCAGTGTCAGGGGAGCGCAACGGGGGACGGAAAGGTCGGCCGAGGGCGGCATCCGTCGCGTGCCGCTGGCACAACGAGGGGTCTTGGCGCCTCGGCGGCGTAGTGCAACCCTCGACCTCGCACGAGGGCGGGGTCAATCGAACCTCCTAGGATCGGGGAGCCCGCCCAGCACGAGACCAGGCGGGCGTCCAAGGGCGGTCACTCATCGGGATCCGCGGCCTTTTCCTCGTCCGTCCGCCAGCGGATCCCGACGTAGGCGCGGAACCGCTCGGGAAGTGCCGTCACGGGTTGGAGAGACGAGACCGTGAGGGCCTTAGCGTTCCGGCGAACGTTCTTTCGCACAACCTGGCGACACCCAGGCGTCGACGTTATCCGGCCCGCAATGTAGGTGTCCGAGACGGCGTTCTTGCCGAGACTCTCCAAGAACTCGTTGTACGCCTCCAGGAGCTCCGAACTAGACACGGCGTAACCCTTGGCGGGCGTGAGCTCCCGCTCGAAAAACGAACCGAACAGGTCCGACTCTCGACGCCAGGACTCCGTCTCGGCGCGGACCGCATCCGGGGCCGGTCCCGCCTTCATCCCTCGTTCGTAGAACCGGACGGCACCCTCGACTATCCAGGCGAGGGCCGCCTTTTGAACCTCGATGTCCCGCGAGAGACCGTGCTTGACGCGCGGGTCGGCGCGGCGGTCGAGGTCCTCGGAGAGCTCCTCCCCGTCGAACTTGAACGTGTAGGGCCACGGAATCGCGAGGAGGCGGCGCCACGTACCGCGGTCGTTCTCCAACACCTGGGGTCGGTGGTTGGAGTTGACCATGAGGGAGTGCGTGGCGTCGAACGTGACGTTGTCCTGGCGCATGAGGCGCGCCGTGATCTTGGACGTACCGATCAGTTTCTTGATCGTCGCCGGGCGGAGGACCTGGGCCTCGGGAAGCTCCTCCAGGACGGCCCAGCGGGCGCCGCGGAAGATCATTTTTTCGGTCCCGTGGTCCCGCTCGTTGCCGAGGATGGCCTTGTCGTGGAGGAACACCGCGTAGTCGCCGAGGGAGTTCAGGATGGCGTCCGAGAGCGTCGACTTGCCGTTGGACCCCTGGCCAAAGTTGAAGAACATCACGTCGTCCTGGGTCGGGAAACCGAACGTGCCCTCTCCCACGCGGAGCTGGAGCCACTCCTCGGTCCCCGGGGCGAACGCCTCTCGGGCGCGGTCCCACAACTCGTGATGGGCCGAGGGATCATAGGGGACGTGGGTGGACTTGGTGATGAGGTCCGACGGGTCGTGACGACGGATGGCGCCGGTCCGCAAGTCCACAGTCCCCGACGGGGTGTTGAGGACGTACGGGTCGGCGTCAAGATCCGCAGCGCGGACGTAGATTTGGCCCGGGTCGGCCTCGACGTAGCGCATAACCTCCGTGTGGTTACGGCCGTTGGCGAGGCCCGCCCACCACTCGGCGTTCCTCTTCCACCTTTCAGCCCAGTCCTTGGCCTCCTTGATGCGGGACTCCAGCTCCATCTCGCGGACGGACTGGCCCACCCCCTTACGCTTGTCACGGCCCACCTGGAAGGTCTCCAGTTCCTCGACGAGGGTGAGGAACTCCGTGTTTCGCTCCAAGGACCGCACCATTGAGTCGGCCTCGGCTTTGTGCTTGGCCACCATCTGGCGGACCGCGTGTCGGACCGGGACGCGGACGTCCGAAGTCCAGCGGTCTCCAACCCACTCATGCCAGCCGAGCCCCTCGACGTAGAGGTAACGGCCCTTGAGTCCGTCGACGACGACCGGCGCCACGAGGGCGTGGGAGCGGTACGGGTCCCCCGGCATCGTCGGGGCCGTGCGCTGGAGGAGCTCGTGGAGCGGAACGTCCGGGTCGATGTCTGGGAGCGTTTCGTCCTCGGGCACGATCTCCCACGGATGTGCTAGACCCTTGGTGACGCCATCGTCGATCCACTGGCGGTCCTCGTCGTCCAGCTCATCCCAGGGGACGAGAGGAAGAATTTCCTCACCGATACGGACGCGGAGCGAGTCCGGATCCGGCGTCGCGTTGTCGAGTGCGGCCTTGGCGCCCTCGAACTGGGCGACTGCGACGGCGTAACCGAAGATAGCTGCCCGCATACCGGTGCCCTTGGCCAGGCGGGACCGGCGTTCCTCCAGGATGGTCTCGCCCTGGGACACCGACACCCGGTAGGCGCCGTGAATCGCGGGGTCGAACCGCGGGCGGGCGGCGCCCTGGCGGGCCGTAATGATCTCGATCATGCCGTGGGTCAACTCAGGCAGATCCTCGACCGGGACGATGCCGTTGTCCAGCGAGTAGACGCCGTCGGAACCCCACACCCTCGTCGGCGGAGCGATGACGAGTCCCCCGTTTCCGCGGATGTCGATTCCGGGCGCCACCTCGGAGGCGGAGTTCCGAATACGGCCGGACGGGTCACGGTAGAAGCGGTGACAGCCCCCGGATCGGGTCGTCACCGTCATCGGGGTTTCCTGTTGCTCGGGGAGCTTCTTCCACTCCGCGAGGCCGTCCTTACCGTCGCCCGTGTCGAGGTCGATAGCGACGATCCCCGACTTTCCACAGTCGATGCCCAGTCCCTTCATGGACTTACGCGGGTACGTGAACCACTCCCGGACCTTGTCCTCGTCCCGTGTGGACTCCTCGCGCCAACCTTCGGCCCGAGGGAAGGGGAACGAAAGACGCTTCTTTCCGGACTCCTCGTCGATGAACACCGTCAACGGGAACACGTAGTAGCCCGCTCGGACGTAGTCGAGGGCGTACTGGAGCAGCTTTTTCTGGTTCGTCGCCAATTCGAGGTCTCCTCTCAGCAAGGGCGGTGTTACCGCCTCGGGGTTTCGCCGAACTCGAACCGGGCGCGCTGGGCCTCGCGGGCGGCGTCGCGGTACCAGTCCGGGGCGGGGGTGTCGTCCTTGAACCCGCGGAGCAAGTCCGGGGCTTCCTGGAACACCGCGGGATCGGAATAGCAGGCGATAGGCTCGGGCTCGATGTCCTCGACGTCGGGCCAAGGGCGGGCGTAGAGGGTGTCGGCGTCGAGGTAGAGCCTCCACGGGAGGCGGGCGCCTCCGCGGGGCTGGCGGAACACCTCGGGTGCCAGAAGGACGTCCTCGCCCCTGGCTGAGAGGTGGGCGGCGGCGTTGTAGACCTTGGCGGCCTCGCCTGGCGTCCACCTCGCCTTGACCTCGACCCACAGACCAAGGTCTGGGAGCCAAAAGTCGGGGAGATATCTAAACCTAGGGCGGGTCCACCCGGGGACGATGTCAGCCGGGAGGACCATTCCCTCGGTCTCGTAGGAGAAGTCGATCTCCGCTACGTCGAAAAACACCGCCCATCGAGCCTCGAGGCGGGACCGGAAACGGTAGCCCGCGTACTCAGTCTCGATCGCTCTCACCGGGGCCACCCCTTGCGGGGCTTTCGGAGTTCGATCTCAACCTGAAACCCGATACGCTCCGGCTCGTGACTGGCCCGCCGGGCGTTTTCGCTCCACCTGTTTTCGCGGTTGATCGTCGCCTCGACGGTGGAGTACTCCGTCGACGTCCGGACAGTGTGAGCGAGGGCCTCAAGAGCCCTAGCCACCGCCTCCCGGCGGTCCTCCGGTGATACGGAAGGGATTACAGCCATTGTGCCTCCTCTCAAAACGGCCGCTCCGCCGCCCACCACGCCAGGAACGCGAGGGTGGCGAGAGCTAGAAGGGTCAGTGTTTGGCTCATGCTCGGCGGAGCCCGAACCAGTCCCGGGCGTCGTCGAGAGCTTCCCCGAAGGTCTCGGGGGCACGACCGCGGGACAGCTTGTCCGACACGAACCGGCCTAGGGAGCCCCGCGAACCGCAACCCACACGGCCCGGGGCGAACTCGAACCACACGTCCCCGACCTCGTCCACATAACGGCGCCAGGTCGAAGGGTTGCCCGGGTCCGGTTCGGCAGGACCCTCGACCGGTTCCGGATCAGCGGCGGCCAACAGGGCGTAAGCCAGCGTTCGGGCGGAGGAGGGGTCGAACGAGTAGAGGAGACTCCCGAAATCGGTTATAACGCGAATCTCCGCAAATCCCGGAGGAGATTGACGGTAAACCTCGAACTCGGTGTCCCCGTCGCGAGTCTCGACCGTGGCGGGGAGGCAGACGGTGGACGTCTCCGGGGAGGCCTGGTCCGTCCTCTCAGCGGGGCGGGTTTCTGGGCCGACCGCGGCGGCGCGGTTCACCAGGTCGACCAACTCGCGGGCGAGGGCGGCGTCCTCGTCCGGGTCGAGTTCCTCGCCGTTGATCTCGAACAGATAATGCCCGTGGGCGTCTCGTACCGTGTGGTTCCACGCATTGAAGCTCCACGGCGTCGGGGCGGCGGGCGGTTCGGGGGAGGGTGGCATGGGGCCGATCATGGGCATGGGTGAGACTCCTCTCGTCTTGACGGACAGAACGTCGCGGACCGGCCCGACTCGAACGGGGCGGGCGGCCTCAGAACCACGCGGCCCGGGAAGTCACGACAACGGCTCGCGGCGGTGGAATCGGATCGCGGCCTCCTCGACCGGGAGCGGAGTGACTCCTCGGGCGCGGGCCTCGTCGACGTGGCGGGCGTAGGCGGTGGCGAACTCGTGAGGGTCGTCGAACGTCTCGCAGAGCTGGCGGACAAACTGTCGCATGGGTGTGTCTCCTCTCGGGTTGGATTGCGTCGTGGATTGCGGTAGAGGCAGCAGAAAGCCCCGCCGACCACGCGGGCCGACGGGGCGTCCTACGGGGCTGTATTCAGTTGTTGACGGGGCCGTTCACGGTGATTCGGGGACGGGTGTACTCCCTACCGGCGTACTGACCCCTCTTGATGGTTACGCGCTCGAACGTCAGCGTGACCGAGACCGGGCCACCCTCGGCGGCCTCGGAAGCCTTGGCGAGCTGCTCCTCCAGCGCCGGGAGGTCGCGAACCAGCGACCAACCCGAGGTCCGGTAGACGAACTGGCCCAGGTCCGGGTCGGCGGCCATGCGGCCACGAAGGCGGATGTCCGGCTTGGGTGCGCGGCCCGCGTTGGCCTGCTTCTTCCAGAGCTCCAACGTGGACGGGCGGCCCTGCCAGTCCTCGCCCACGCCCTCGCCTGTGAAACCCTCGCCCTCGGTGATCTTGGTTCCGTCCGTGGCGAACACGAGGCCCGCCTGGCCGTAGAGAGCGAACCGCGAGGACAGCGCGTCGGGGCCGTCGACGATCATTTCCACCGAGGTCGACTCCGTCACGATGCGGTGGTCGTCACCGCGGTCGACGTCGAGTTCCTCGATGTCTCCGCCGAGGAGTTCCGCCAACCGCTCAGCCACGGTCGGGTCGTCCGTCGTGGCAACGATCGTCTCCGAAGCCACCGGGCGGCCGTTCTCCTGATACCCGCCCTTGAAGTGGCCCACGATGTCGTTTGCGAACGAAGTGTTGGTGGTCGGCTTGGGGGCGTCTTCGAGGTCCCAGATGTTAAGAGCCATGGAGGTCTCCTCTCTGTCGTGAATGGATTGCGTGGGGATTGAGTGTTAGCTGGCTCGGCGCTTGGTGCCGGTCAGCGTGGCGGCCTGGCTGTCGTAGTCCGGGTCGCCGAGGACCTGGTCCTTAAGAGAGGTGGTCCAGTCGAACGTCTTCCGGAGTGCCAGGAAGTGGTCGAACACCTCGGGTGCGAGGCGGACAGGGACCAGCTTCCAGCCCTCGGGTCGAAGGTGGAACACAGCAGCCGCGTCGAACTTAGGGAGTTCGACTTCGGCGCCGTCCTCGGACTTGATGAGGACGTCCGCGTTGGCGTAGGCGTTCAACTGGAGGGCAACCTCCGCGTGAACGCCGGAACGAGTTGTTTTGGTGTCGCCCAGGACTACCTCGCCGTTAATCCGGGCGATCCAGTCGAACGACCCCGCGTAGTCGTGGGTGTGCGACCACACCGCGTCCTCTAGGAAGAGGTACTCGGGTTGGTACTTGTCGTGGAACTCCTGGATGTGCCGGACGAACGGCTGGACGTCCAACGGTGCCCGCTTGGGAGCGTTCCCTCGGGCGTAGAGCTCGAAGTAGTCGTGGACCGCGCTACCCACGTTCGCGGCGTCCGAGGTGGACCGGCGCGGGGCGCCCTTGGCCAACTGGAGGGCCGCGTCGCGTTCGCCGTTGATGAGGAGCTGGAGGAACGCTCCGGCGTTATCGGCGCACCACTCGGCGACCACCTTTGCCGCCCATCCAGTAAGGAAGGGCTTGGGTAGCTGATTGATGATCGACGTGACCCCGGGGACCTTCTCGCCCTCGGCGTTCACGTAGTAGCGCGTATCTCCGCGCTTGATAGTTGACAGTTTCGCCATGTAGCTCCTCTCGTTGTCGACGTCGTTCTCGGCGTCTATAGGTGTAAGTGGCCGAGGGGTGCGGGGTGTGACAACGAGTTCGGAGAAATTTTCCGGGCACGAAAAAGCCCAGGTCAGCGGCGTTGCCAACCTGGGCCCGGGGGATCGGGGACTCTAACCCTCGCGGGTAACGGCCTCCTGTAGGCGTCGGGCGTTCTCTACGACTACCTGTTCCAAAGTGAGGCGGAACGCGGGTATGTGGGCGTCATCGATGGCCTCGGGGTCAATGAGGCTGAGGAGCTTTCCCGCGAGGAGGGCGAGGACTTGGGCCTCGGTACCGTCGACCGACCGTGTCCCGTAGTCCGCAATGTAGGTGCCCAGGTTGTCGAGGAACGAACCGTCGACTGAGACCGGGGAGTCTTCGGCGCGATGCAGCGCCTCGGCCAACTCGGCCTGCTCCATCTTGTTGGGCACGATGCGGAGATAGTGTTGTCGGAGTCGTCCTTTGAGGCGCTGGAGGTTTTCCTTGTCGGTGTTGACGCCCGTGTAGACGACTTGGGCTCGCCAGCGGTACTCCTGAGTTTGGCCGAACCAGTCCGGCTTCCCGTCGCTCCCTCGAATCGAGGCGCGGAGGTCCACCAGGGCCTCGGCTAGCCGCCGTTCGGCCTCGACGTCGCCCGCGGTGGGGTCGAGAGACTCCGCCAACTCTAGCGCCCGCTCGTACAGTTCCTCCGTGCGGTCTGTCGGGGTTGCTTCCATGAGGTCCTCCCGTTCTAGACGGTGTTAGGTAAGCCTCACGGTACCGCACCCGAGGGAGGACCGCTAGGTGGCCAGGAAACGCCCGTTGACCTGCGGAAACTCTCGAAAGTGGAACAGGTGGAACAGCAGGTTTCGTTAACCCCTAAGAGGGAGAGAGGCTCCGTGGTGGCCCTTATAGCGATAAATGAACCTACTTGTTCCACCTGTTCCACTTTTCGGCGTTTTCGCAGGTCAGACCCCGTTTTTGGCGTTTCGAGGGTACGACGAAAGACCCCTCCCAGCAGGGGCCGGGAGGGGCAGTCGAGGTGTAGCAAGAGACGACAGGCTCTACGTAGAGCTACCGCTTAGTCCGGTTGAGTGACACCGCTACGGGCGGTTCGGCGTTCGCCACACCCCGTAGACCGTGCCCGCAGCAGTCACGACGGCGGCCACGACGGTCTCGACCTCGTCGAGGCCCAGGGCGTTATCCGCCAGCACCGCGACGAGGACGGTAGCGAGGGTGCCGACGGCCGCGACGGTGGCCTTGGCGACTGGGGCGAGGCGGTGGATCCACGCCGAGAGGGCGCGGCCCAGCTTTCCGAGGTTGATTTTCATAGGTCTCCGATCAGTCCTTGAAGAGCCAACCCCGCGGCACGTGCGCGGGGGCTTCGGGTCAATACGTCCCGTGGACCCGGTCGGTTAATCGAACCACAGACACGCAACGTAGCTGTCTCGGTCCCCCCGCGGGGTGTACGTCCAGTTCACCCGAAAACCTCGGGCGCCGTTGGGGATGCTCACGTACCACGGTCGCAGGGCGTGAATGTCTGTATGAACGCTGTCTTTTGCCACGAACTTAGCGTCCCGGTTGTCCAGGTCGGGGTCCGGGAACTGGCCCTTGGTCGTGGGGTATCCCGAGCCGTGCCACTGAAGCCGGACGCTCATTTTGTCTCGAGGGCACGCGACGACGACTCGCTTTGCCTCCTTGGGCACCGGAACGTACCGGGAGTGCTTACCCTGGACTAAATCCACTTGAATCTCCTCACTATCGAGTGTGGGCGGGGTGGAGCTACCGCCACCGGACTTCATGAGGGACTCGACGGCGCGGCGGAACGCAGCCATGTCGATGCCGCGGGGGTCGATCTTCCGTCCCTTGGGGTAGCAGATCTCCTTGTGACCCTTGACACGGGACGCCGGGAGTCCGAATGCCTTACACAGCTCGGCACACAGCGCCCTGTAGGCGCGGAGTTGGACATCCGGCCAGGGTTCGCCCACCCCGTCGTTACCGGCCTCGATACCGATCGAGTGGGCGTTGCCGTAGAGGTTGGAGTCCGTGACGGCCCCGGCGTGGTAGGCCATTCCGGCTGCGACAACGTGGATTGTCCCGTCCCGGCGGAGGGCGAAATGCGCCAAGGGTCCGGGGAGGTCTGCGCGCCCGTTCTGGATGACGGTATTGAACGTCGAGGGTGACTGTCGGGCGGCGTCGTGGTGACAGATGACCGATCGGACCGTCGACATGGGGCCGTGGCCGCGGGTCTTCCACCCCGGCTGCTCGACCACAGGGAACCCGGTCCGCCGCGCGATGGTCGCGAGGTTGGTTAGGAACGGCACAGCTAACCTCCAACGAGGGGGGCGAGGTTCCCCGCCGCGCCGCCGAGGACCGCTGCCGTGCCCATCGACAGGAGCTTCCAGCGCTCCAGTCGGCGTAGGCGCGCCTCGTGGTCTCCCTGGGCGGCGAGGAACGAGTCCAGTTTGGTCTCGATCACCGCGAGACGTTCAATCAGGTTGAGGGTGGTTTCGTCCACTGTTGCTCTCGTTTCGGTTACCCGGAGACCACGAACATCACACCGTCGATCGCGACGGCCCCGTTCGCCGTTCCACTGACGCCGTAGATTTGCGCCTCGCCGTTTGTCCGGATTCGGATAGTCGGATTGTCGGCTGCTCCAGGGGCCGACAGCGAGGCTACAGGTTGCGAGGCGCGGGCGGACGGGCGGTAACCCTCGGGGAGGGTGAAAATCGTGGTTCCGTCGGCCTTGTTGGATCCTCCGGGGCTGTACACAGCTCCACGGAGCTCTACCTGGTTTGTTAGTGGGAGGTACCTAAACTGGGCGTCGTAGTATTCGAGTCCCAGGTTTGACCATCCGTTTTGGAACGACACGGGTTGCCACTCGGTCGGGGCCAGGTCGGCTGCACGGATAATCTGTCCGGCGCGAATCGTCATGTACGTCTCCTCCCTAGAGGGCTGCCACGGAGGGGTGGGCCAGTCGGACGTCGGTCCCGGCGGCGTGGGGTTTCACCACGCGGTTGACCGATCGGGTGACGCGGAATTGCTGAGGGTTCGGGACTCGGAGCGCCCCGAATGACACCTCTGGGTCGGCGTTAGTGTTCCCACTAGACAGGATTGCCCCCAGCCCTATCTGCCCGGGTCCGGGGACCTGGGTGGTCCCGGACACCTGCCAGTGGTCCGGCTCCGGGGTGGCCACCGCCCACGTTTTCAGACGGGCGTTACCGTTGCTGACCTGGAGTCGGACCATGACCGGGTTCGACGGGGTGTACGTGGCGATAGACGACCGCCACCCGATAGGCGTATACGACCCGGACACGACGTCGTAGAGAGAGATCGAGTAGGTC